CATCTTGGTGACCTTCCAGCCGTTCGCGTCGCCATTGGCGACGATCACGTGGTCACCGCGACGGGCCGTCGCCTTGGTGTTGATGATGTCCTTGTCGTCGGCCGCTGTGATGCCGGCGGCCTCGATCATGTCGCTGGCGTTCGGCGACACGCTCACCTTGGCCGCACCGAAGGCCGCGATGTTGCCGACGCCGACCGTCACGCCTTCGACGGCCAGCAGCGTGATCACCACGTTGTCGGTGTCGACCCACAGCATCTTGCCGTTGTCGGTTGCCGCCACCGTGTAGTTGGCGCTCTTGAGCTCGTGCACCAGGCCCTCGAACGGGTCACGGTAGTTGAGCGCGTCGAATGCCACGATCGCGAGGCCTGCCGAGACGAACCGATGCAGGAAGCCGACAAAGCTGCCGCCTACCGGGCTCAGAGAGAACGTGTCGTCGTCGGTCGCGTAGACCGGCAGGCCTTTGTCCGTGATCACTGCGCCGGAGACGGCGAGCTGCACGAAGCCCTGCTGGTAGACATCGACCGAGATGGCCGCTGCCGCGCCTGCGGAATTATCCGCCTGCGCGCTTGCAAAGCCGCCGAAGCGGTCCGCAGACGTGAGCGGCCGGGCATGGCCGCTGGCGTCCACGACGCCGACAGCCGCGCCCTCGTAGATGATGTCGGAAGCGATCACAGGGATCGCGTTCTCTTCCTGACGCTGCGGGCCGCCTTCGTACGCGCGCGGCTTATTGACTGCCAAAGTGGTCATTGGCACTGCTCCTGATCAAGTTGTGGGGGATCTCAATTGGCCGCGCGCGGCCAGACGTTGGTACGCTAGGCGATACTACGCGTTGCGGTTGACGAGCCGGCGCACGCGGCCGGACGCCTCAGCCTTGCGGAAGGCGACGTAGCCCTCGGCAGTCGGGAACTCCGCGCGCAGCTTCTCGCCGTGGGCGGTGTTGGCCTTGTACTCGTCGGCCCAAGCCTCGGGCGTGCTGGCCGTTGCCGTCTGTTCCGCCGCGGAAATCGATGCGGGCGCCGCCGGCACCTGGCTTGCCACGGCCTCGACGCCCTGGATCGCCGACATCTGCGCACGACGGATCCCTTTCTCGGCCGTCAGGATCTGCATGGCCGCCTGCTCCGGCGTCGTCTTGCCGTCGGCCTTGCACTGCTTGATGAGGTCGTCGTGGCCGGCCACGGCGATCGCCTCGATGCCCAGAATCCTGGCGCGCTCGGCATTGGCCGCGTCGGTCCGGATCTGCGCGACGAGTGACGGGTAGGCCGCGGTGAGCTCGGCCACGGTCTCGGTGCGCTGTGCCTCCTGAGCGGGGGCCACAGCAGCCGGTGCAGTCTCCGGGATAGAGGCGCCCGGTTCGCCAGCTTGCTTGGTCATGAAAGATCCTTTGCTTGCACTTGTTGCACGAGTTTTCGCGGCGGTGGTGAGGTCGGCCAAGACTTCCTCGAACGTGCCGACCGCGTCGGCGAGGCCGATATCGACGGCATCTTGGCCCTTAAATACGAGGGCCCCGGTGCCGCGGATCTGATCGGCGGTCATGGCCCGACGGCCGGCCGCCACTGTCTCGATGAATTGGTCGTAGAAGCTAGAGATCTCTCCCTGCATGCGTTGGCGCACGTTCTCGGGGAGAGGCTCGTAGACGTTGCCGTCGACCTTGTGGGCGCCGGCGAAGATGAACGTCGGCTTGATGCCCTCCTCCTCGAGGTACTTCGAGAAGTCGAGGTGCAGCATCACGACGCCGATCGATCCCGAGATGCCCGTCGGCATCGTCGTGATGCGGCTGGCGCCAGAGGCCAGCGCGTAGCCGGCAGATGCCGCCATGCCGTTGACCACCGCATGCACGGGCTTGATCGATGCGACCTGGCGCACGACGGCCGCTGCCTCAAAGGCGCCGACGGCTTCGCCGCCCGGGCTCTCGAGGTCGAGGATGATCGCGATCGTACGGGGATCTGCGGCAGCCTGCATGAGCTGAAACTTGATGCCCTCGTAGCTCACCACACCACTCGAGGCGCCCACGTAGGCGCCTCGGTTCACGAGCTCGCCGACCACGGTGATGATGGCGATGCCGTCCGGCGTTCGGCGATAAGGCCGCGGGCGACCATTGGATTCGGGATCGACCGGATAGTCGCCATAGAACCGGCTTGCGCGGGGAGTGTGCGACTCGGCGGTACCGTCCGCGTGGTAGATCGGCTTGAAGAACTGCATGCTGCTGCCGGCGTCGTTCTCACCGCCGCGGCCGCCGCCGGCGGCACGGTCGACGCGGGAGAGAAGAAACGATCCAATCGTCTGAGCGGTGCTCGGGAGGAGCCACAGCGGGCGATTGAAGAACTGGCCGCAGATGCGGTGATAGGGAATATCCGTCATCCTGTGCGCCTGGCTTGCTGAGCGTCCTCATCGGTGTCGTCATCGACGGGGACTTGTGAACGTTCTCGAGCGCTCCCGGTTGGCGCGCTCGGTTCGGTGGCAGTGCCGTCGCGGCGACGCAAGTTGGTCTCCTTGACGGTCTGCTTGTGGATGCTCTCCCAGTCGCCCAGATCGCCGAACCTGGTGGCGCGAATCTCCTCGCGGGTTGTGAGCTCCATGTCGAGGTAGGCTCGATCGGCCTCCGCATCCTTGACCTGGTCGATGCTCGGCCGGCCCGGGCCGATCCAACGGGCGCCGCAGTAGGCCTGGGCGACGAGCGGGCTCTCGAAGAACCCTGGCGCGGCGAGACGCCCGGAAGCGACGGCCTCCTCGATCATCCACTCATAGACGACTTGGCAGAGGTTCTGGGCCAGCCACGTGCGCCGCTTGCGGAACGACTGCCACGCCATCTCGAGGGCAGCGCGGGACGCCGAGTAGGACGCCGTGAAGTGCTTGATGAGCAGCTCGAATGGCAGCTCGAGCGCGACGCCCACTTGGCGCAGGAAAGCCTGCACAAATGGGTCAAACTTGTCGTTCGGCCGGCCTGGGTTCGCAATGGACGCCTTTTCCCCTGGTGCCAAACTGAGCACCGCGCCGGCGCCAAGTTTCAATTCGTTGTCAGCGAGGCCCGGCGTTCCCGCTTCCCCAGGGGTGGCATTCTCGTCCGGCGACTCCAAGAACACCGTGAACATGGCCGACACGACCGCAGCGCGGACTTCCGCGTCGGCGTAGTCGGACAACGACTTGAGGTGCTCGATCACCGGGGCCAGGAATGGTGCGCCGCGCGTGAGCTCCGGCCGGAGGCGGTCATAGAGATGAAGTACGACTTGTTTGCCTTCATCCGTCCTCGCGCCCACCCGTGCCCATTTTAGTTGGCCCGCGCGCAGATTTCCCGGATGCTTGTCGGAGACGTGATAGGCGATTGGCACACCATCACTATCGAGTTCCACGCCACCAGCGATGGTCTCGGTGTCTGCCGCCCGGCTGGGGTTCGATACACGATCTGCCTCGAGCACCTGGATCTTGGTGCCGTAGATGTCTCCGGCATCCTTGCGATAGCGGCGCACCACGAACACGTCGCCCGACTCGAGCATGGCGCGGAAGATGAGCTCCTGCAGCTCGTTGAACTTCTGCACCTTGGTGAAGTCAGATGAGTTGCAGAAGTGTGCCCACTCCCGCTCGGCGGTACGTTCCCACTGGTCCGCCTGCTCCTCGGTCATGCCGAGGGCTTCGAAGTCCACGGAGGACTGCAGCCGCAGCCCATCGCCCACTACGTTCGTCACGACGGTCGAAATAGCGCCGGTAGCGATAGGCGCGTTGCGCGCCAAGTCGCGGCTGCGCGCGCGAAGATCGGGTAGATCGGGCAGCACGTCGGCGTCGGCCGAACCGCTCGACGGACGCCAATTGCGCGTACCCCGGCGATCGCGGCGACCACCGTTATAGCCGCCATACATGGACAGCGTAGCGCGCGCCTTGAGGCGTGCCACGCCGGCTTGCGGGCTGACATAGCTGATCGCCCGGTCAAAAAGCGTCGGTATGACCTGGATCGTACGGCCGGCGACGGTGAGGTTCATTCGGGCACCACGTAGCGAATACGTCGGCGTCCGCCGGCCGCTGCGGGCGTCAGCTGAGTCACCATGTTCTGCCAGTACGCGATGTTCTCTCGCACCTGCTGCGCATCGGCGAGTGTTAGCTTGCGACGCGTCCCGCCGGTGTCGATCTCATAGGACTGCTTGGCGGCAATAGCTGTCGACGCCGCCAGCCAGACCTGCAGCTGCGCGATCGCCTGCTCTAGAGTGATACCGGCCATTGTCAGATCCCCGCGCTGCGCACCCGGCGACCGCGCGGCCTAGGAGGTCCTGGCACCGCGACGGGAAGGCCGTCTTCTGTTTTCTGATAGAGCTGCTGTTCCAGCTCCTTGAAGCTGGCCTCTTTCCACCGGTCCCAGCCACGCATTGCGGCAAGGCCCCGGGCGTAGTTCGCGCAATCCAGACCTTCGTTGCGGCGACCGTCGCTCAATTTCCATTCGCGCTTGCGCTTGCCGCGGTTGGATACCGTGACGAGCTCTTCCGACGTGAGCTGTTTGACCTCGTCGTCAGTCACGTCCTGCGGCAGATGGACGAAGCCAGGCGCGTACTCCGCATCGCCGACTGGCCGATCAAGGGCCAACTGCCCCATGAGCTCATGTTTACAGAACGAGACGCCGATCTTCAGCGTGCGCAACCCGCGCGAGATCTTCTTCCCGCCGGCGGTGATGTCCATCTTGCCGACGCCGACAAACGCTTGCGTCGAGTCGTCGTAGCCGCGGACGGCATGGACATTGGCCCTGCCCTGTTGGGACCGGACAAAGGCTGCGACCTCGGACGAGTAGCTGCCGCTATCGATGCCCCAGTCGCGCACCCCGAGTTCGGCACCACCTTCGTGGGTCCACGTTTCGCCAAACAGGGTCTCGAGTTCTTTCCAGACTGCCGGCAGGATCGGCGATCCTGGCAGGACGCGAATGTCGACCAGCCAGCGCTGCCGTGATCGACCGAACGCCCAGATGCGAACCTCGAGGCGGTCCTTTTGAACGTCGACGCCGGCGAACAGGACCAGGCCACCGCCTGGCACGGTGCCGAGCAGATAGTCATCCTTCCTGTTGTAGACGGTCTCCCACGCCGGCGCCTCGCCCGATTCCTTCCACGTGCGAGCGAGCTGCGTGTTGTAGAACGTCTTGAGCGCTTCCGGGCCGGTCTCATGTGCCCGCCGGAACTTGCGCACCAGATCCTTGATCGACTGTTTGGGCGCGTAGAGCTTGCTGGCGTGGAAGCCGGCATGATCATTTGGCACCGCAAGGCGCCCACACTCGCTGCAGAGCGCGCGGCCGACGCCTTGCACCATCTTCCACTGCTCGGGCTTCTGATGCTTCCCGCAGCAGTCGAACTCCCTGGTCTGCCGCCACGTGACCGCCTGCAGGGCGCGAAGCCGCTCTGCTTCGGTCCAGGGCTTGTCGCATTGGCTGCAGTAGTACTGCGCCGAGTTGAGGTCGATCCGCCCGCGCGGATCCTTTACCCACCGCACCTGGCCCCAGACGAGCTCCTGCTCACCGGCGCAGTGCGGACACGCGACGAAAGCCTTCCGCTGGTCGCTTTCCTTGTACGAATTGTCGATCCGGCTGCGGCCCTCGATGGTCGGGCTGCATGCGCGAACCGATAGCCTGTTCGACGAGAACTCGGCCTGGCGTTCTTCAGCCAGGTCGATTGGATCACCCTCGACGCCGGCGCTGACCGGAAATTTGTCAACCTCGTCCGATAGCACGATGCGGATCGGCCGCATGGCGAGGTTGGTGGGGCTGTTCGCACCCACCATCGTGATGTGCCCGCCGGGAAACTGCTTATGCGAAAGCGTGTTTCCCGAGTCGCGCGACGCAGAGTCCCCGAAGAGCTTGCGCAGGACAGGGGT